AAAAGCCCTAGATAATTAAGCCACTTGTTTTGGGCAGTGGGATCTCTGGACTCAAGAATCATGGTTCGGTACTGAATACCACGGGCAGAATACTCCGGAATGGGACCACCTAACGTGAAACCACTGAACTCTCCAACGACGCCGTTCAAATTCTTGAACTCCCAGGGAGAGTCTGGAAACTCATCAGACTCGCAGTAACGGTCTATAGCCTCATCATCACCGTTTATGGCAACGGTGTCCTCAGAAGTGACGTGATTTATCAAAGAGGCAACGACCGCACGCCTCAAGCTGTTCAGGGCCCAAGTGTACCGGTCGCCGGAATTTTGCATAGTCCCCATGGGACCGTGTTGGCTTCTAGCATTCAAACGGCGCTCAGCATACTCAGCCATGTACCAGCCTGGAAAGCCCGATCTCATCATGACATGCAGATCGAAATTCAGCACTCCAGCATCGCAACCGACGTCCCAACGCGTAACGTCGGAAGTGTGCACGCCATTGCCCACACGCCAAGTCTTCGAATAAGCAGCAATAAACTCATCCGGATTCATTCGACGATAAAACAGAAAGTTGCTCGGGAATGCCGATATGATCTCGTCCTCAAGAAATAAAGCAAACGGACCGTCGCCTAGAGTTTGCTTAATGTCATACTCATGGATGAGTTGACCAGGTATGGCTTCCTTCTTGTCCCGCTTTTCATCCTTCTTGATGATCTGTCCCTTAAGCGAAATTCGAATGTCGGAGCCGGTTCGGTCCGGATCATGAGAGCTTAACTTATCCAAGACCACATTCTCTGCTCGCTTACTGCAGTACTCACGCACAGTGCGCTCGCAATACTGCTCAAACTTCAAAGCAGTCCATTGAGGTGGGTTTCGAACAAGCCTGTCATACTCCTCGCACAAATCCTTGCGTGGGCAAGATTTCATTCGAGCGAGATTGCTGGCGGCGGTGCGTGTCTTCAAGCGCTTCTCCACAGAATGGAAATACGTGGCCGTGTCTGAACGCTTGTGGACGTGTGGATTTATAAACGCGACTTCCTTGAACTGGTCAGTGCCACCACCACGGCCCGCAATTTCGCGGTCCTCCTTAGCATGCATGTGCACCTCTCTGACCAAATTGTCATGTGCTGGGCCGACCTGGACAACGTGCTCAAGAGCAGTGCCCTCCACACCATTGCCCTCGCTAACAACATGTCCTTCGACAGCTGGAAACACCTGCTGAAACTCGGAAGCTGCAACAGATGACCCAACCTTGGCGAACCAAACTAGACGTGGCATGGACCAGGCCAAATGGCGATAAAATGCTGCCTTTAAAAGAACAGAAGGCGTGAGAAGGTTCGGTGCGCCACCCGATCGGGTTGCGAAAATGAGGACGTTCATGAGCAAACTTCCCGTGGGAAAAGCCTTACAACGATTCTCCGGATTCATAGCGTCCATATGGACGTAAACTCCGGTGGAGGAACGAGTGAGTGCAACATATGCTGATCTGTCCATAACCGACCCCTCCAAGCCTGTCATGTCGATCTC